CAACACTTCATCAATTGATGGAATCTTTAGTTGACCGAGAACGCGACGATAGACAGCACGAATGTCAAACATTCCCGGAGGTGCTGAGGTAGCCATCTGTAAGAGGGCTTGGTTTTGTGCAACGCGTTGCGTTTCAGAGAAAATGTTAGGATCAGATACAGGGCGTACGTCATTGTTGTACGCAAAGTCACGTACTTCAATCTCAGCACCAGATTGATTGTCCATCTCATCTAAATACCAATAATTTAGACGGGAAATAATGGCTAGTGATTTAGCTTGTGAGCGATGCAGACGAGCATGAATTGCCGAGAATACCTTAGCACCTTGCTCAATCAAAGCCTGTGCTGTGCCAACTGGCATGTTGTTATTTGCTTCGCCAATCTTCTCTTCTGATGTAGAGACTACCCCTTTGGCCGCGGCAGAAAGCCAGTCCAACAAACTCATCAATACAGAAGATGGCTGATTAAACGGCATTGGCATTGCGATCTTACGTACATCGTCAACGCCCGGTGCACCTTCAATCTCAATTACTTGTGTTGGCTCAATTCTGTCACTTTGGCCACCAATGCGCCCACCTTTGAGCTTAAGCATTGTCTGGCTGTTATTAATATGAGCAGCATCCAATAGAGCACGTAAAGCACCAGTAAGAGCAGCAGAGAGCCCGCCAATAAGATGGGGTAGACCAATAGCGTAAGCACCACGCCAAGGAATGAACTTGAACTCCACGTACCAGTCGAGTTTCTCCAACTTCTCATCATTACACTCCCAGTTACGATACAGCGCTACTACTTTGCTTGTTGTCTCATCAATGGTCATGATGTACGGTGCGCGGCGACCATCGGTCTCGGTATCGTCATCAAGACGCATAAAGCAGGTAATCTCATAAACACGACGCAAGCCGTCGATGTTTTTAGATGGGTTTTCTTTGCCTTCGATTTTGTCGTTGGCTTCTTGGGCGCGGGTCTGTTCTGTGAGTGGCGCATCAGAGGTATACTCTGTGTCTATATCACGGTATATGCCAGCTTCAACGCGCTGTAAGAATGTGTCTTCTGTAATGTCTTGTACTTCAGTTACACGTGGTGATGTGTAGAAGTTTGTTGATGCGTATGGAAGATAGATGTTGTCGATGGCTACCCATTCGCAAGTAGGACGCTTTTGCTCTGAGTCAAAACGCCACTTAAGGAATTGGGAACCGCCGAGAGGTAGTTGGGTCAGCAACTGCTCCATCTCGTCGCGATATTCTGGAACTTGTTCTGTTAACTGCCAGTTTAAGAAATCTGCTTTTCTTGCAGCAGTTTCTTCTTTTTGTCTGTCGGCGTTGCCTTTGATGTTTGACTTAACAACACCGTCTGATGGCAATAATTCTTTTGATGCAGAAGCTGCGAAATCTACGCACGCTTCAGCCATTACTGGGTGGACAACTTTAGAGGCGCCATCAAACGTGGCACCACCGGGCGCGTCTTTGCCTAAACCTGTACGACGCAATCCTTCTTCGTACTGCTTGTCGCGTTGCTTACGTGACTCTTTATCAACTTCAATAAGATCAAGGTATTCGGAAGCTAATGAATTAAGAACACTTTCATCAAATACTTCTGACAAGTTAGTGTAGAACTCTGGAGCTTCAGTAGGGCTTTTTGTTGGGATGTAGTTAACAACTACAGAGCCATCTTCTAATTCAATTACTTCTTGTTCGGCATCTTCAGGATCTAATCCGAGAGCGTCTTCATAATAATCCATTGCTTCATCTTGGGCCTGTACATCTTCTGGATCTTGTTGGTTATCAAGACCCGGCAGATTAGAGCCAGCTTGGATCGGTAATTGTGGATTTGCCATAAGTTTTTTAAATATTTTGAATGAGAAGATGGCTGTATTGTACCAGCTCCAGCATATTGGAATTTAGGGGTAAGAATGTCTGTACCTAATTACAATAATGCAATAAAGGAGGGTAATCCGCCCTTATTGGCTGTATGGGTTGTTAAACTTCCTTGCATAGTCGTCATCTGCGTAATCGTAGTCTCTTGCGGGCAATGGATCGAGCTGTAACCAGCCAGAATCCCTTAGAACCCGCAATGCTTGGGATAGGGAGTCCACATAGTCATCATGGCCCCCAGCTTCAGGAAACGAGCATACTTGCCGCATGAATCGTTTGGCCCAATCGGCAAACTCACCCTTGAGCTTAGAGTCTTCTGGGATAAACACTTTGCCCTTTGCAACCAATGGAGCCACAATGTTAAGGCGCTGTACCTTATCAGCACGTCCGGGGTTATATCCCCTGACGGGCACGTTGGCACCCTGTAGTTCTTGAATCAATGAGATACCAGCAGACTTATCTTCCATCAATATGAGGTCAGCCTTCTTGCCCTTACCAAAATCATTGTCAGCGCCATAGACTACTTCTTTAAAGTCTTCAATAACTTTCTTGCGTAACTCTGGATAAGAAAGGTGGGCATCCCATGCGTCTAGCAAGATTACACAGGTACCAGCGTCTTCCCTGTCAAACACACCCCACACCGTACAAGCGGTTGGGTCGTTCATGGTTTTCTCTGAGGTCGCCGGATCGTATGAGGCAATCACATACTCTAAGGTTGGCGTCGGCTTATTGGCTGGCCATTGGCGGAACATCTTGCGTTTAATAATACCGGTGGCTTCTGGGTCAAGGATTTCACCATAAATCTCTTGTCTACCAATGTCGGTGCCATCATACGTCTCAAGCTGTTTAAAGAATGTCTCTGATAAGTTTGCTCGGTTGTCATACGACGAAGCATTGGCTACGTAAACATCACCACCAACTTTTCCCTCGTTAAGATCAACGATGAGCTCTTTAGGTTTTGGAGTGGTGGTAATAATCTGCTGCACCCTAGGGATTCTGGGGTCTTTAAGACGGAGGGTAAACTGTACTCCATCGTAGGCTTCGTCGATGTAATCAAACGCACACAGCTCGTCGAACCAAGCTCCATGATATTGCTTACCACGATAGCGCTCTGGCTCTGAGGCGGGGATGCCTTGGATGATGGATCCATTGATGAGCGTAATTTCAAAGAGGGACTTGTTGTAGTCTCGAATAAGTGACGCGGGGATGATATTAATAAGTCCGGAGTCTCCTTCAAAACAAGTTGCCCTAATATCATTTGAGGTAGGGGCTGTGACCAACCACCGCGTATTGTCAAAAGTAGCAGCACGAATGCCAATCCAATGACTAGCCGTATGCGTCTTCCCGGATCCTCGACCAGCCAACATAAGAAACGTATCATATTCGCCGTCCTCCGGCTCTTTCTGGTGTTCAAGGGCCTGCAACTTCCATTTTGCCTGCCAAGTCATCAGGTCAAGCATGGGTTTGGGCCAATGTTTTTTAGACTCAATGAATTTCTTGAGTACTAACTCATTTTGTGGGGTTAACGACATGGAATAAAGCCTTCTCCTACTAAGATAGTACTATCTTTGGATGTTGTTTCAACGTGCACACACAGTTGTGCCGGGATTTTGCTAACGTTGGTGATATATCTACGCCCTAAGTGCACCTTTACAGGTGGGGATTGTTGGTTACTCACCAATTTTAACCGAGTTTTAAAAAAAAGTATATAAGTACTGTCTGATTCGTAGTGTTCTATGCGTGTTTTGGACCCAAGTGACTCAACAAGGGACTGAATTCGCAAAACAGTGGGGAAATTTTTAGAAGAAAACCGAAATCTGTCTTCTTTTTCATTATATTGTGCAGGCTTTGCCATCATAATCCCCTGCAATAACTCTAATCGTTGCTCAGGACTGGCAAGCAAGTAGTTGTTGGTGATCTTATTGGGGAGATTGGGCGCGAGTTGGGACTCAATGCTGGGGCTTATGGTGAACTCTTGGCGACCACCTTGACGTTTACGTCCTAGTGTTACCTTATATCCATAGTCTTTTAGTCTTAGGATAACTTCATCGTGGTACTTTGATTCAACGCCAAGCTGTCCTTTTGATTTTCTATTAAAAAACCAGAGGCCAAAGACAAACGGTGGTACAAGGAGGGTTTGGTGTGGGAGTTCTAATGGGCGTGTGGTAGGTACCGAATAGACAAGGCGGCTACGTTTATCCCTAAGTGGCACCTCAAGCATGTCGATGACTGATTTTTGTTTGAGTGGCCTACGAAATCGCTGCTTGCCTATGTACTCATGTAGCCGATTGCGGTACTTGAGGTCTTCCACCATGAAGTTGAGCCTATCATCACCAGCCACAGAAAGGTGGTCGTTAAAAGTAACCCGCTTGCAGTTCTCGGAATGGTACTGCTGGATAAGTTTGACCTGAACGATCTTGCCGTCCTTATCAAACACATAATCTCCAACTGCTAGTTTGCTGGCCGGTTTCCACCAGTCAAGGGTTAACACCTTTTCGGTTGCTAATATCGCCATAAAAATTTTCTAGGACCCAGTGGTCCAGCCAACGCCCTAACGGCATTCTTATCCTATTTTGTATTTCGACAGGTAGGCGCTGAATATCCAACGCCTCAGAAGTAATGCTTAAGCGAAACTGTAGGTACTTGGTAGTGTTATGGTCCAGTATCTCTACAGGTACATCAACCATATCCAAGAAGTCCACGTTGCATACCAAACATCGAAGGCCAAGTAAATTCCCCATCGGGCTTTGCAGCGCACCTTGAATTTGGTAAACATATTTGCTCATATAAACAATAATGCACAAATACCACACTTTCCGTCCCAAACC